ATACGCTGTACAAGTTGACCGTTGAACGCTTCTGTCATTGCCGGATCGTTGACAACATTATCAAGACCCTTGGCGATATCGTCCGTGAAGAACTTACGATACTTTTTCTGGAAGTCTGCGTAAGACTGCCGCTGGCTTACCTGTAAGTCCTCGAATGCACGGGCGACTGCCGACAAAGGCATGTTGAGGTATTCAGCAATCCTGAACCTAGCCTCAGTCTCAATTTTCTGCGCTTGCAGATAGAGTTCTTCGGCGGTTGGCAAGCCGAGCAACTGCTTTACGAAATTCTGATCACTCGTAAGCGTGGTATTAGCCCGATTGACGTATTCCTTAAGCGCGTTTGCATTCTGCAATCGACTAGCTCGCAGCCCTTCCGCCGCCGCTATGATGGCCGAGCGGACGCGCGTCATAGCGTTCGCATCTAGACCCTTGGTCAGAACTTGCTGGATACGAGAGATTGTTTTCTCGCGAGCATCGCCCTGTTGGCTGCTAAGTTCTGTGAGCAATCGAGTGATCGTGTCATCGATACCGGGCATACCCCGCAACCTATCGATGGCATCCTGTGTTCCTGTATCGCCGTGTGCGTTCAAGTCTTTGAAAAAAGCGTCAAGAAACTGCTTTTGGTCGGACGCATTCTTCGCAACCGTTAAGTCACGCATCCGTTGGACAGTATCGCTCTTGCCGGAAAGCTCTGAGGCCTTGAGCATAGCGTCCAAGAATTTGATATGCTCTTGGTCAAACTTAGCCTGCATTGCCCGCTCATCAACGAGCGGGACGCCGCCACCGTTCTCGACAGCTTTTGTGATACCAACTTGGATGCCCAGACGCGTAGCCCCGATGAGGTCACCGTATTCCTTGATGGTCTGGTCCCACGTGAGCCTGTTCTTTTGGATATCGACCATAACTTGTTTGAGCGCAGCCAATCCCTGTGGGGATGCAGCGGCCTGCTTAAGGACCTGAACTTGACGGGCGTCTAGCTGTCCCGTGCCTATGATCGAATTTAGAATGTTTTTCCCAAGCGCCGCCGTCTCTTCCGGAAGCGACTGATTAAGTCGGTCAATCGTACCTTGGATAGCGCGCTGCTGGCTCCTGAGATTAGCAATCTGGTTGTCTAGTTCTTCTTTGGTAAGTACCAGATTTTGGTCAACATCATGATAGACCTGCTGCATGATGTTCCGCATGGTTGTCGTGTAACTACGAACACCAACGCCGAAGAGTGCGCGATCTGCCCCTGACTTGGCAAGCTGCTCCTGTCCCTTAGCAGCCGCATCCCGGAAGGCTTTCTGCATTACCTCAAGACTGCCTTGGTCGGCCCCGGCGATTTGCTCCACGATCTGCTGGATGCGAACGTGCGCCCGTGCCTTTTCGACGGTGCTGATATTGCTAGCCTGCTTGATGCTGTTATCGAGCTGTTGATAGTATGCCGTGAACAGTTGCTTCAAATTCTGCGGACTTGCTGCGCCAATCTGGGTCATCTGCGACAGGATAGCGTTCACACCCTGTTGCCCGGCACCCGACGCTACGAGTTTAGTTTCCAAGCCATAGTTCGCGGGGTCCCAGATATTGCCTAGGTCATAGACCTTGCCAATGGCGTCGCGCAGTTGCAGACGCTTGGCCCCAAACTTGTTGAACTCTTCGCGCTGTGCATCAATCTGCGTACCGAGGTTCTTGATCTCGTCGCTACCCTGACGGATCATTTCGTTCATGGCGCGAATGCGTTGGTACGCGCCCTCGCCACTAGCTTGCTCTGGGAACAGTTTAGTTAGCTGGTCGGCCTGCCTCGAAAAAGACGAAGCCACATTACGTTGGTCGCTCAGCGCGGAGGTTTGGTCTGGTGTAAGATTATGCCTCTGAGCATAATTCGCATAAACGTTAGTGCTAACGTTAGCAATGCGCGCCTGTTTAGCCGCGTCATTGACCGCTTCAATAGCTTTGGCAACGCCATAGATAGCCGTGGCGAGCACCGCGAAGCCTGTTACAGCATTAATCATCGTGCCGAGCAAGCTAATCACTCGGCGCATGACCGGTTGTGCATTCGCCATGAACTGGAACGGCCCGTACGTACCATTCTGGCCCGGTAGCATTCGAAGCTCGGCGTTGGCCTTTTTCATTTCGCCAAACGCATCGACCAAAAGCTTGCCTTGCCGTGCCGCAGTGAACATGCCGAGGCCGAAATTGCTAATCATCTTGCCTGCGAGGACAATCTGACCCATCCATAGCACGGTCGATAGGAAACCGGCCTTCTGGGTAGTGTCCATGTTGCGGAAGTGCTCGGTTACATTTTCCACAATGTCGCCAAGCAAGCCGAACACCGGCACAATAGCCTGCCCGACCATAATTCGTAGGTCGTTAAAGCTATTCTGCATAATTTTGATGCGACCATCCAGAGTATCCATCTGAATAGCCGCCTGCCGGTAAGCAGCGTCAGTATTGCTGATAGCCTTGATATGCGCATCGAGCGCATTCTGACCATTAGCCATTGCCTTGTTTAATTCCTCGATCTGGATACGGGCGGCGACCGCGCCCTGCAATCCGAAAATCTGGGTAAGCGCAGCCTGTCCGGGGTTCTTTCGTGCAAGCTCCTGCATTCGGTCGATATAACCGCGAATGTTACCTTCGGCGTCTCTCAATGAAATACCATAGGCACGTAGTGCTAACCCTCCGACGCCGCGCGGATCGGTTAGTCGCATCAAGTTGTTACGCAATGCAGTACCGGCCTGCTCGCCTCGCATACCGGCATCGAATAGCTTGTCTAGAATACCTACAGTCTGCTCGATACTGAGGCCCATTTCCGAGGCGGCAGGGCCGACCTGTTTCAGAGCATATGAAAGTTTTGGCAACGTTGCCAATGAACTGTTCGTCGAAGCGACAAGCAGGTTTGCTACTCGGTAGCTATCCGATGCTTGCAGATTGAACTGAGCCAACGACGCGGCAACAGTTTCCGAAGCGCTACCTAGGTCTTCCAAGGTTGCCTGAGCAAGCAGGACAACGCCGGTGGCCGCTGACAGAGTTTCTTTGACAGTAAGGCCCGCTGACGCCAAGCTGTAGAACGCTTGTGCGACTTGCCCCACAGAGTAAGTGCTGGACAGCGCAAAGTTGCGCGCCGCCGCTTCCATGGCTTGGAAGTCTTGCCGGGTGCCGCCCGCTGCGGCCTGCGCTAGCGCTAGCTGCCGCTCTAGCTCCCGCCATGTAGCAACGGACGCGGCAATCTGCCTTTGAGCTTCCAGAATGGCCGTGAACTGGACAGCAACATTGCGTAGCTGTCCTTCGATTTGCGAATAGTTCGGCCCGCCATATCCAGAAGAAACAGCCATCCCTATGACCTTTTCACGCTCTTAAAGTTTCCGCCGTCATCGGTGAGAGTTTCTTCCTCTCTATCCTTTTCGGCGTCCTCGTTATCGAGCGCCCCCTTGGTCATCGAAATTTCCGTGAGGGCAATTACAAGGTTATTGGGCTGGTCAGTTAGCGCTCCCGGCTCTGGCAGAAACCCGTCAGAGTAGGAACGAAACCTGTCAAACAGCAATGCAACCGTTGCCGGATCTTCAAGGATTAGCTTGCGAGGGCAAGTATCCTCATAGTCACCAGTTACAGGGTCTTTCCAGTATCCTACCTTCCGATAGTCTATCTTACCAGTTTCTTCGTCCGTTGCTTGCGCTTCGTCGGCGGCTCGGCCAAGATATTCTGCCCCACCGTCGCATCCCCGCTCTCGTCGGAGTTGTTCGTCGCAGTCTCCGCAAGAGAAGTGTCGGAAGCGCCGGACTGCGACAACAGCGCCTCGAATTTTTTTCTTCCATCCTCCCCTAGGGAGTTTTGGTTGAAAATATGAGCGCCGACCTCATTTACAACCGCCAACGGAACCTGATCCATTACATCGTCCGCAATAACATCGTAGGTGCGCCCTCCGTCCATCCATTTGACGGTACGGAACTCAATCGGTTCACCCTCTTCGTTGTCCTCGTTGCCTTCCGTGTAGAAGTTGTCCCAGCCTCGGATGCCGAGACGGAACGCTTCACGGTTACGGCCTGCGGTCTTCTGCTGGAAGGTTTGGCTGGTCATGTCGCCCAACTGCATGACCGAAGTGGCAACCATGTCATGGATGCGCGTCATCTGGGTGTTGGGGATGACGCCTGTGTAGAATACGGTCGCCCCCGCTTCTTTGCTCTCATCGAGCGTGTCGCGCTTGCCGGGATCGTTATTGGTAACGTACCAATTGCGCTCTGTCAGTGAAAGCCCGCGAATTGCCATTTTCTGATCCCTCTTTGGGTTCTGATAATGGGCGTTGTCAACGTTAGCAATTGAACATCAACTACTTTGTCTCCACCGACCCTTTTGTTATCTTAGCGCCGGGATAGCTTTTTTGCAACTCCTCGGCGGCTGCTCTACTTTGCTTAATACCAATACGGACGGTGGCCTCTTCCAGCCTACCGCCCGCGCCGGGGAGCATCACCCCTGTAGGTAGCTCCACGATATAACAAGGGCGCTTAGTGACCATATGCCGCCAAGCGCCCTTGCTAACGTTATCAACCGAAATGGACGAACAGTTCATCGTCACCAATCGAACTCTTGCGAGCGAGCCGAAGCTGGTGATCGTATGCCCTGATCTTCTGCCTGTTCGCGAAAGGAACAGCCGTGAGGTTCGCATTATCGGCTTGCAAGCGCACGGTGTTAGCCGCTCCACCCTTCCTGCCGACAGCGACATGGAACCTCGTCGTATCCTCGCGCCTGAGCCGAGCCCACGGGTTGTACACAGAGGGCTTGTAGCTCTCCGGGTCGGCACCCGCGACAGGGGCACGACCGGTAATCATGACCTCATCGTATGCCTCATCGGCATTGATGTTATCTTTCGGCGCAACCTCGTTTGCAATGTCCATGGAGAAGCGTGAAGCCTTCGCCAAGGTTGCATTGAGGCCGTACAACGCAAGCGCTGCAAGCTCCACCTTGTAGGGCTTGCTCGTCTCGTAAGAGAGCGTTGTCGGAAGCGCCAAATCGATGGGATCGACATAGACGCCAGTAAACGTCCACGTAATGGTCGCATACTGCGCTGCCTGTCCCGACACCGCCCACGAACCACGAGCACCGCGAAGCCGGAACAAGGACCCATCGAGGAACGCCCAGAGAGTAATCGACGAACCATTGTCCGACACAGGGTCATAACGGACACCCGAACGGCGCAACGGGATATCAACAGTGTCCCCTAGGGCTGTGTTACCAACCCACGCGCCGGGAGTGATGACTGCTCCGGAAGCGCCAAGCGTGATAGCCCCGTTCATCGCCTTGGGGCCAGCCGCCGCCGACAATGCAACTGTGATGGCACCCGCAGCAGCCGCCGTTCCGACGAACCGTGCGTCTGCCGCAATTGACGCCGCAAGACGGGTTGCAACTGTAGCAACGGTATCTCCCGCTGCAAACTGATCGTAGAAGCGGACACCGCCGACGAAAATCTCCACGAAATCGTAGATCGCAAATGCGCCTGCGAGCGTGAAGGTTGGAGCAATGGTCGTACCACCGACGGTGACAGTACCCGCTGCCGAAGACGTGACCGCCGCATGTGTGGCGCTATCCATGACAGTACCATCGTATTCCGGAAAACCGGCGCTGGTGACAATGGCTTGCGAAGCCGCCGCCGCGCCCGCCGTTGTAACGGTCAGTCGGTACGTATCGAAGCACGTATTTGGCGGAGTAGTCTTGGCAAGGCTGGCAATGAACGCCGTGATGCCTGCTGAAACCGAGGTCGGACCCGCGACAGGTGTGCCAATCATCGCCGCCGCAGTGGCAGGGATAATCGTCTCAGCCATATTGCAGGCCTTGAACAACCGCCCAATACGCGGAGCGACACCAACAGCACCCGAGCTACGAAGCTCCGTACGGAACGTCATGCGCCCAAGTACTCGGCCAACGCCGGTCTGGTCGGGTGACAGCGAGGGATTGTAGTTGCCGCGTTCCAGCGTGGACGTATCCGTGGAAACATCGAGTTCTGCGCACAGCAAGGCATCGGTGTTATACGGATGCGGGTTGTTCACTGGATCGCTGGCGTTGGCAGCAATTGCCGCCGCGATAGCGTCAACGCCGTAAGTCGTCTCGTTTCGAGCGAGGACTACGACCCTGTTTTCTTTCTGCATTTTGCAATGCTCCTAGTCGAATTGCTAACGTTAGCAATAAGGTTTGTTACGGGGCGGGCACGTAGCCGGTGACTTTGCCTTTGTCGTTACGGATTTCCGTGAACACCCTCTTACGTTCGCCAGTTTCCCCGTCGATAACGTACGAACCGCCCTGTCCAACGAACTCGTCGCTGTAGGTATTTGCGGTTGGATGGTCAGTGGCAGCAAGGCGGGCGTACTCCTGATCGGCAGTAGCCAAGCCGGGGGTTGCTGAATGAAGAACTGCTCCGTTATCCGGCAGTTCCTTGAGAATTTCAACAATCGGCTCCTCGCCATCGGGCGAGGTCGGGACAGGGGCGGATGCGGCGTAAGCAACGTCCGCACCAATTGCCTCGTCGTCAGCCTCTTCACGAGACTGCTGGCGGATTTCCCGCTCCTCGTCGGGGTCCACGCCTGCGCGAAGCTGATTGTCGTCGTCGCGGCGGGAGCCTTTGCGCTTCTCACTCATGGTTGCCTGTCTCCGAAAAATAGTTCCCGTATCCGTGACGGAACTCTACATCAAAGTAGATAGTCCCACCCGGCTCCGGGTCATTGATACCTTGGGCTTGGGCGGAGTTACCGGCTTCTGAGATATCAAGCGCGATATCTGCGAAGTGTTCGGGCGTTACGAGTATCTCGGTTATTCGACCGAAATAATAGTGGATCAAGGGTCGCGGGTCAACTCCAATCGCCTTCACGACCTTGAAGTGAACATAGATGCGAACGGTCTTTTGGGTGACCGGCCACATAAGCTCTGTTATGTCTTCTTGACCGATTTCAAGACGCGCTGCTGGCGTCTGTATTTGCTGGATATCGTCAAGCACACCATAATCGACGAAATCGAAGAGTTTCGCAGTCGGACAGGCTACCCCATCCGGCAAATTAGGTGAGGCGAAATCGGCATCACGCAACGCGTCCATCATTGCATCCGTAAGGATGGTAAGAAGGGTACGCAGCTCTGGCGGAAGCTCTTGACGCGGGTCGTTCATCCTAGTGGGTCCTCCCATAACGGGACTAGCGCGTTAGCCATGCAAGTTTTAATCCAAATCTCGGCCCACGTATTGATAAGCAAGCCGATCCTGCTATCTGCCAATCTGTTTAATCCGAGCCGCGCAGGGATATCCGTCTTGTCCACGAGCACGTAAAGAATACGTAACTCCCCGGTAGCGGACTTATACGCAATGAACTTTTTGCCATCCGATTTACGTGTATAGACAAAACTGCCCCAACGTTTCCACGCCGAAGCATTCCGGTACTTAGGGGTTCCGTCAGGACGTAGCGCATAAAAGATTGGAACAGTTAGGTACTGCCCTTCCAGCGGATGTATCTCGGCACCATATTCATGAGGAAACACCCAAGGGTACGCATCCACCCTTCCTTCAAGAGTTCGCAGGCTGGCCCGACCGATGACTATAACGCCGTCGCGCAATTGCTTGCCAAGCTCACCCTTCCGGTCCCGTATGCGGGTAGTCCTTATGGTTTGGTTTACAGTATCCCACAACCATGTGAATAGCTCTTGGGCCATTTCATTGGACATGGCAGGTTCGAGCCGCCCCAAGTTGCCAACTAGGGATACCCGTATAGCTTGGCGGAACTCCCGTGCCGCATCATTAACGTAGAGAGGCCGACGCCTTGCCATTATTGACCCAGCGTCCTCCGGTACTTCATAAACGCTGCGGCAGTGTCTTCGAGCAAACCGTTATAGCGCAAGCGCACCGGCGTTTTCTTATCATCATCGGTAGCCGTGCCTTGGTCCATACCGAGCGCGCGGCGCGCGTCAAAGATGCCTTGTTGGATGGCTGCATACTTGAGGTTGTAAGGGCAGTCCATAACCTCGGGGTCATCCTCACGTGGTGGATACCCGCCATCATAGACGACACGCAGGCCGCGCCCAGCGCGGCGGGTATATCCGTACAACGTGATCTTGCCCTCTTCCCCGTCCACGATAAACCGGTCGTCTGTGAGGATATTATCGTCCCATGCCCGCGCCAAGCTATACCCGATGATAACGTTAGCAATGGGCTTCTTGTACGTCCAAAGGTTCACGGACTGATTGTATGATAGGTCGAGTGTATCGAAATACTCAACGACACCCGCTTGATAATCGAGCGTCCTACGCATGAAGTCATTTAGCTTCTGCGTAACTTGGTCACGTACACCCCGCAAATCGTTCTGGTAACGACCGGCTACCGCGATTGCGTCACTCAGTTCCTTTACAGCGCAAAAGTGCAGCATAGCCGTTTCCTCAAAAGAAAAGGCGGGGCGATGAGCCCCGCCCTATTGGGATTGCTAACGTTATCAAATGGCGAACTAGGCTGACGCCGCTCTGGAAGGCTTCCTGAAACCCGTAGGAGGTTTCTTGAGCGAAATTGGCTTACGGGGTCTGATTGGAACGTCCTCGGCTACTAGCCGTAGACGGCGACGGCTCTGGTCCTCATCGCGCTTCGCCAACGGCTGCTGGTCGCGCTCGATACGGAACCTATCGACCTCGATAACGTCGCTCCCGCCTTCGACGTTGATTGTCTCCGTCTCCTCTTCCAGCCGGTCGGCAAGTTCATCGCTGACCTCTACCGGAATGTTACGCTTAAACTCGACGTAAGAACCTTCGTTGAAAACCTTGTAGCTCTTGCCCCGAATGAGGGTCGCCAGCGTTACTGTGCCTTCTTTCGCCATTTTGTTATTCCTTACCTTACCAAACATGAGGGGAGGCCGAAGCCTCCCCCCGGAACCGAATTAAAGCAGGGTTCCGACATTGATGGCCTTGACCATCATATCTTCCTGCTCGACGCCCTGACCGACGCGCATGGTGACGATGATCTTCACCAGACGGTTCTCCTCGTCGGTTTCCGTCGCAAGACGGAACCTACGCTGAACGCCGAACATGATATTCGACGGATCGGTAAGAACAATCGTGTCGGTCGGCATCGCGCCAACGCGAACCATGGGAACGCCGAGGACGTTAATCGGCGCATTGCCGACCAGCGTAGCGTCACCAAGGTTCGTCTGACGCTGCGCGACCTGTGCGCGATAGTCGATCTCGACGTTCGAGTTCACGAAGAACTTGTAACGTGCAAGCCGCGACCGGTAGCGTTCCGGCAGCGACTTAATCATCTCTGCGAACAGAAGGTGATTGATCGGTGCGTCGTTCTGGTTAACGATGTTGGACGTGGCGAACTTGAGGATACCGTTCTGCAAGGCCAGAAGGTCATCCGTGCTGCTCGTATCGCCCAAGACCAGCTTGTTCTCAAGGTCGAGTGCAATCTGCTCGGCCATGATATCGAGCACAAGCGCTTGGAAGTCCGTACCCTCGATCTGACCGCCCTCGATGATATCTTCTAGAAGCTCGAACGTCAGATACATGACGGCGATGAGTTCGTCCGTCTTGAGGGTGATGATCCCCGTCTGCACACGTGCCCGTTCGGCCTTCGACAGACCACGGTTCGGAGCGCCGTAACCCGCGTCTAGACCAGTGCTGTCGGCATTTTCGACAGCCGAGTACATGTTACGCGCCGCGCGCAGCATACGACCAGCCGAAGCAATGGTCGGAATGCGCATCTCGTTGCGCCCCATGGTGATCTGGCGAACCTGCTGGAACATGGAAACCTCGTCCATGATCTTACGCAGGAATTGCGACGCCATCTCGTACGGCAGTGCGCCGCCGTCATCCAGTAGGTTCTGGATCGTGAGGTCTGCCTTCCGCAGCAGTTCCAGTTCACGATCAGCACTGAGCCTACGGGACGCTTTCTTCACGTTCCTCATAAGTCTTGCCTCTTCGTTCAAAGCGTTGGGTTGGATTACATGCCGAAGGGGCTACGCTAGTTATCTGCTGGGATTAGACAGCCACAGGCTGTTTCGTCACCGTAGGGCGCAAACCAAGAGAGCGGCGAACCTCTTCGAGGCGGTTCTGGTCGTACCCGCCCTCGTCCTCGTCCTCCAACTCGTCTTCGTCCACGATTTCGCTGATGCTATCCGACATGGACCGCTGAGCCGGAGACCGGCGCAAAGTCTTGTTGGTAGCTGCAAGCTCTCCGCTGAGCTTATCGAGCCTCTTTTCGAGCGTCTTGATGATCGCACGGCCAGCAGGCCCAATGTCATCGGCTTCATTCGATGCCGACTTACGCTTTGCGCTCGCATCCTCGCCATTGTCAACGTTGACAATGTTCGAGAAATCGCCCTCTGCGAGACGCGCAACACTTTCAGCGAAGCTGTCGGCGAATTTCTTGGCCGACTTGCGAACGCTAGGCTTGAGAGATTTACTGGCATCTTCGGTTGCCTGACTAAACAGATCGAAGAGGCCGACCGTGAGAGCCGCAAGCTCCTCACCGGCTTGCTTGAGTGTCGAAAGCTTTTCGGAACTCGACTTGCCATCATCCGAAAGGACGTTCCCGATGGTCGTGTACATCGCCATCATCACGTCTTCCATACCCGGAGGCACGTTGTCGTAGTCCATGCCGTCCTTGAGCACGCCAAGCAGGCTGTCCGACCCGCTGGTGTAGGCACCCCACCAATCGTATTTCTCGGCAAGTTCGAGAACCGGTTCAACCTCTTCCGGCTCGTTTTCCTCAGCGGTGGCCTTCTTGGGCTTGGGCGCACGGCGAACCTTGGTAGCGGAGCCATCGACGGTCTTCACCTTCGATGCAGCCTTGCGGCCCTGTGGCTCCTCTTCGGCTTCGCCGGTTTCGTCCTCTTCGTCGTCCTCGCCCTCTTCACCCTCTTCGCTCTCGTCATCCTCGCCCTCATCGTCCCCGCCTTCGCGGAGGCTCTTGGACGTTGTGTCGAGTTCGTCTTCCTCGTCGGCTGCGAGGACAGGAGCGATAAATGCCGTAGCACCATCGACCTTGGTCGCGGTCGCGCGCGCCTTGCCGAGCTTGATGCCGTCGAAATCTTCTGTGGACTTGACGATCCAGATATCGTCGCCGTCCTCGACCGCCCCAGCACCTTCGATGTTGTTCTCGGCAAGGTAGTCCTTGACGCTTTTGATCGTCTTGAACTTATCCTTGGAGAACTGCATCTTCGTGAGCTTGGACGCCGGGGCCTTGCTGCCCTTGCCCTTCACACCCATTTCAGTCTCCTTAGCTGGCTTTGCCCCACGCACGTTCTTGACTGAGTTCCATGGTGTTTGGTTCGCACCATGATCGACCAATGCCATAAACTCCGGCTGCGGGTCGGTTAGGAGCTTGATCCTCCGCTTCGCTTCCGAGGGCTTAATCTGCATCACTCAATCTCGTTCAAAAAGTAGCGGTGGGCATGTTCGTTACTCTTTTCGGTGGCGGTGCCAGCTAGCACGGAATGATCGTGAAAATTGCCTTCACTATCCTCCTCTTCGCTTGTGTAACCGCCGATTACACAACCTGTCTTGTCTACTTCTACTAAAAACGCGTGAAAATGTCCATCGTTTTCTTCTGTGAAGCCATAGTGAATAGGGAGGTAGTCATAGATGACCTCGGCCTCCTGCTTGTAAACCATGGCTTCTAGGCTGTACCCGTTGAGCTTTCCAGCCTTGATATCAGCCCAAACCTTGTCATCGAAAATCTTGACCGCGAGTACCCAAGCACCTTCCGCAAAGTCCGGGTCGCCCGCCTTCGCGATATAGCTCTCGACCATCGCCGCTTTGATGGCCTTGTTATTGTGCATGATATCGATACGGTCGGTTTTCTTCTCAAGCAAGAACCGATACGCAAGCTTTTTCACGTCCTCGGGAAGCATCATCTCCCCGTGGCTGTCTATGACGTATGGTGCGTAGACCTCTCCGATGACAACCTGTTCTTCGTTGTCTACCTTGCGAATGGTAATTGGGGCTTCCAAGCAAGCAGTAGCCGAAAGCTGCCCTCGCTTGCTAACCCGCTTCGTCGCTAAGAGTTGTTCTAGGTTCGCGCGCATCCGTTGATAACGTTATCAAGCAGCCTCAGCGAGCGCATTCATGCGCTCAGCCGCAGCTTCGTTGATCCGGTTAATGAGGTCATCGGTAAGAGCAACAAGCTCCCCTTTGATTTTCCTCGCCGCTGCGTTACCCGGTTTGTTGTCATTAGCGCTTGGTGGCGCGTTGGGGTCGGCGTTCGGGTCAGCAGGCAATGCCGCTTCTTGAATTGTGGCGAATAGCTCCTCAAAACCTTGAAGCTGCGCGCCCTGTGCGACCATCCCCATGGTATAGGTAAATGGTATATTGCCCCAATCTTCCTTGACGGGCGGGATTTGCACGTCAAGAACTTGGTTGGCAATCTTGATAAGAATGTTCGGCGTCATCGCACCTTGCCGTCCGAACCTATCGATCATGACGCTCAAGGTGTCTGGGTCATAGACGGATGGGCCTAGGGTACGGAACCACCAGTTGGTGATACCAAGCGCCGGAAGGATACGGTAGTTGATGAAATCATCGAACTTGGAGCGTTCAGGGGTGAACACTTGCCCCTCTGCAATACGCAAGCCTGTCTGTGCGGTGGCCTTTGTGTATTCCTCAGTGTCACCTGTGTATATGGCCGGGAGGCGCATCGTAGACCTGATCTTGCGCTTGGCCGCAAGCTGGTATTCTTTGAATAGACCGTCCTGCTGCCGTTCATTGACCATCGGCTTGAGGTCGATCCTTGGTGCAGGCGGAGCTTTATCGGCATCGCCAACGCTATCATCCGCCGCAGCTTCCAGAATAAGGATGCGGTTCATTGCATCCTGTCCGCGCGCAGCGTTGATAACGTTAACAACCTTGTCGTAGCTCTCTTCCGTAAGAGCACCGCCGCTAATCAACACCGCCATTGCGGGGATTGCATTCTCCCGGAAGAAATTAAGATTTACAATCTCGCTCTCGCGAATACCCAGCATGTCGGGTAGCGCCCCAATCCAGCGCGGCTGTCCGTAACCGGAGCCGGGGCTATAGATTTCCTCTTCCCAAATCTCAGTAGCCTGCTGCTCAATCGGCAGAGAGGGATCAACCTTGCCGGTGTTGGGATCAATTGAACGAGGGTCCCCAAATTCTTTGAAATAGACCCGCTTGCCATTGGCACCAATCTGCACGTAGCGACGGAAGCGCTTTACGCCATCCTTCTGCATGATGGTCCCGTCCGCGCTCCGCACCGTGCGTGTGAACGCTGTCGCTTCACGGTCTTTCTTTGTCTTGCGTAGATTGACTGTGGGGCAGTGATTAATAAAAGTAGGCCGTCCAGCGATATCTCGCCCAATCTCGAAATAGCCAACGCCTAGATACTCAATGTCGCGGCGGCGGTTCTCCCGTAGCTGGCGTAAACTACCCTCGTCGCTGCAATTGTTGAGAAAGTCCAAGGCCAAGTTCTTCTCGGCCTGCATGGAAGGTTTACTTTCTTTGCCTTGCGGGCCGATGTACTCTAGCTGGTAGCCGTAGCTCTCGATGTTGACGACATAGGCTTCAACGCATTGGTTCAATGCTGAGTTTGCCTTGGCTGCTTTGAGAAGCAAGCCGTAAGGAAGCTCCGGTTCCAGAATGGCCTGTTCGCTCTGTGGGCTTGCGGCATACACGCCATCAAATGGGTCGAATAGCTCCGACCTCTTCGTAACGTTGAGCAACGGCATCAACGGTTGGGTATTGCCCTTCCGCGAAAACTTAATGGAGCGCGCCTGTGTCTTACGAAAAATACGGTCGGGCCGCAGCGGCGGCATCGACCTTACTTTTCGAATTGGGCGACGTAAACTCTGCGCTGGCATCCAGTGCGCTCCGGTTGAGAAGCACACAGTATAGGTAAGAGCCTAGAAAATATCAACTACTTGTTGCGAAAGATGTTCCCCCATAGGGGATGCTCCCACCATTGACCGTAATGATACCACTTGAATGGCTCTTGCTTAGGCAATGGTTTAAGTTTGGAAAACGGCCACCACATTAGCGCAGCCCATGCTTGCCCATACGGAAAGGCCAGAGAGGGCATTGCAGTTTCGCGCATGAACTGACTGCTTTGGGGCTTCCCGCTTTGCAGTCATGGACACAGAAGGCACGGATACCCGTAAGCGGGGAACGGATACGGTTTCTATACGTACGTTCAACGTTCTCTCCGGGGTTATCCATGACCCTGACATTAGCAAGAAGGTTCTGAACATGCAGGTCATTCGGTGCTAACTGTTGTCCGCGCTGACTTACATCGTGCGAAATAGCGCCAATAGTTGCCCGTATCTCACCCGCAGTAGCGTCCTCCCCACAGATATGCTCAATATAGCTTCCCGTGATTGCGTCACGCTTCGGGTCGAACGTGCCGCGAGCGTCATGCTCTCTTAGATTGATAACGTTAACAACCGGGGGCGCAGCCTCGATTGAGACAGTTCTATGACGGATTGCCATTAAGCTTACCTTCCCTTTGAGCTTCGAGTGCTTCATGCTCCGCTTCCAACGCTTCAATCTCGGCGTCGGTTTCTGTGCTTTCCTCTTCCCCGGTCGAACCGACTAACCTACCGAAGAACGGGTTACCTCCCATTCGAAAGGGCCAAAGTGGACAATTGAAGCGAGGGCAATTACGCACTCCAACTTGGTCGTTGCCTTGGCATTCGAGACACTTTGCGCGGATGCCGGTGTTCGGATTTCGTACCCGCTTACGCGCATCCACATGGATGAACCCCTCATAGCCGGTAGCCGGGGGGTTCTGGATGCAATGCACCATGACCTCCCGTGGCACGTCTCGGGGCTCCCATCCTCCGTAAAGCATGTTCGCTACAGCCGTCCGCAATTCGTCTGTCCGAATTTCAACCATATCCGGATCGGCTTCGGATAGAACGGAAGCGCGCACGATGTTTACATAGCGCTCCCTGTCATTATCGGCAGGGTCAATAGCGCCGTCAGGTTTAAGCAACCCACGCACCCATTCTTCGATATCATCGTTCACCGCTTTACTCCATGGAACTTTAAGAACCGCTTAAGTATCTCTTCCTCGACCCGTACCGCGTAGTCCGGGTACTCTTTGATTGGCCGCGTAAACTCACCGATATAAAGAAAATCCGTATATGGGTTTATACCGATGCAGCGTGGAGGTTCCAGAAAATAAGTGGTATCTTCGTAGGATTGCGCTTGCTCGCCCATTTCTAGCTGAGCGACCGGTAGTGCCTCGAACTTTCTATGTACGTGCGGCTGACCCTCACTAATATAGCCAACCTTTGTAGCTACCCATGCAGCAATTGTGTTTGTTGGCCCGAGCTTGCTGGCATAACGGTCATACCACCAGCCCGCGATAAACTTGTTGTGCTTCGAATTAAATCGAAACTCGTGATCACCGCTCATCGGCGGACTAATAGCAATCCCGTGCGGGACAAGCACTGATTTGGTGTAGAAGGTATCGAGCCAGTTCCATGCTTGTGGGCCGTAATGCCGTCCTACCTCGCGGTGGGCCAACGCAGGCTTCATGCCGGATTTGACCTTGGCATCGACCTCCGCACGATAGTCCTGTAACGAGAATTTGAAGCCGCGATCCTCGCCCGCCCATCCTAGCGGTGGCGTTTCGAGTGACCCAAACAGCTTGTGATGCCGCAGGCGCTTTCCGCCTGTTATTCGCTTGTTTATGCTCATGTGCGCTCGTTACCGGAACCGTAGAACCGGTATAGCATACCGGGCGGGCTATGCAATTATTTTCGAGCTAACTTACGTCGCGCGATACGGCGGCGGTTAGTGGCAGAGCGCGCATTTTGTTCTTCGATATTGATAACGTTATCAGGGCGCTTGGTCCGCTTCGGATCGCCGAGCAGAAACAAGCCCGTACGCCCAGCCGTGAATTGGGCCTGTCGCCACGTTACGCGCCGCCTCAGCAGAAACGTCGCTACGCCGACAACGGCATCGGCTACGTCCTTTGTCCCGTTGGGCCGGTGATCGACCTTCTCTTTGTTGTTCTTAACCGTACGTTCAACGTCCGCTAGCTCTTTATGCAGCCAATGGTTTTCTGGCAACATAACACGGCCCGTGTACATGGCATCTCGGAACGAACGCCACGGCTCGATGGCTTCAACCGAAAGTTTGCTTGTCTTAAACCCGGCACGGTGTAGTAGCTGGCGGCTGTCCACAGACTGGAAACCGTCGAAACTAACGCTTTCAATTGGGAGCTTATAACGGTCCCGTATGCGACGTAACAGACGGCGCACCTGTTCTAGTTCAATCTCTCCGCCCATGGGCGGGACGATACGGCAAATCACGTCATACGATAGCACCGGCAGGATTTCAGTTACTTTCTTGCCGTTCTCATCGACATGCTCCTCGACTTTGTATCCTGCTACGCAACCAACGGCGAAACCGCAAGCGTCCTTTGTGATACCCAAGTCGATATGCGCGTGGCGCGGTGACTTGATATCCGTCCGCGTCCACCGAATGTCCAAATCAGGTAGGCCTTGGCTAAGTTCGTACTCTTCCTTGCGCATCGGGTTGATGATGCCATTTTCTTTGCCAAGATCGAAAGCGTCCTTAATCTTCTCGCGCTGAGTGAAGAATGGCGACGTTGACAATGTGGTACGACCGGCGGTGTTCCGAAGCTCACCTTCAACGTCCCGTAGAAAATCCTTGTAGAATGTCATCGGGACTTGGACGCTTTCGCAGCCCGGTGCAACTGGCTCTAAATTCTCGCCCGTATCCGGGTCGCGCTTGAGCACCTTTGATGGGAAGCTCTCGTTACCGATCTGGACGGTAAACTCCTCCTCGGTAAAGACGCGTCGTCCGCTAGCATCTAGGCTGTCGCGTCCCTTGATATCCCATTGTGACCCGCCGAACACGTACATTTGTTCGTCTGGGCCACCGCGCATGAAGCTTTCTTTGGCCTTGATTTCGGTAAAGTCGTCGGGGAAGCGAGACGACGAAATGAGAAACAGTTCACCGGGCAAGTCGCCGCGATTGATAAAGCGAGACTTGCGGCGGCTGACCACCGTGTTCCACAATATCTTAGCTTGGTCGTACTCGCCCTTCTCGTCTGCCTCCGAGCTTTTGGATTTTAGCGTCTTCTGCATGAAGTTCGCCTCGTCCAACTGACCGCCGATGACGTTCATTGAGATTGCCGCCGACCCGGATGAAGACACCGGCATAATGCTGATGTTCTTTTCGTGAAACTCCATCGAGCTAGTAATTAGCCGGTCATACATGAACCGAGTTTTGAAATATGGGCTTTCTCGAATGTAACGCCCAAACTCACCAAACACTACTTTCTTGGCCGTCGATAAGCGAACCGACTGAATTGTGAAAACAATTGGAGTACCACGCCCGATCCCGTACACGCTGTGTGGGTCGCGCATACAGCTAATCTTATAAAGCGAGCGCGCCATCTTTAGATTAGCGAGCGTCGTTTTACCGATACCAATAGCACCAAGCTCTACAACCTCGTCGTACTTATCTGTGTCAAGGTCAACGAGTGCATCCCATACGCCGGGGTAGATATCCGATTGCCGCTGTCCCAAGTAGGCCGAACCGTAGATAAACTCATCCAGCGGAACAACGGGCCTGCGCCACATGGTAAGTTGGCGCATCGCTTCGAAATCGCCGCTGCTGGTAAACGCTGATAGCGCATCAATCCATTGGTCACGGAGCACACGGTCATCGAGGTCGTTGATTGTCTCAACAATTTCCTCAAACAGATCGTTTATCTGCTCGTCTAGAGATTTAGGTCCCGGAGGCACGGGATTGACGCGCCGGGGTCGGCGCAAGTGTTTAACTGGCGGCATCCTGCGCCTGCTTCTCTTTCAGCATCCCCCCAAGACGTTCGAATAGGTTGGACAGGCGTGTTTGCTGTACCTCGCGTTGGTCGTTTTCTCTAAGCTGCTCCTTAGCCTCGTTCGGCATTTGTTGCAGGCTCTCGCTGGAAGGGCGTCCCGCTCCCATCATCCGTCCACGCATCTTGGCAAGTGTCTCTACCATCTCGGTAGTAGCATTGATATCCTTGTGCAGATGGTTGTTGAGTAGGCCAGTATCCTTCTCGAACTTTAGCCCGATGCCGAGCCTGACTTTCTGCATTCGAATTAGTTGTTCAAGCGCTGCCTCTTCGTCAAGATGCGGATTGCGAGGGTCAATGTGATGGTCGAGATGCTGCTGGTCAGCGTTACCCCCGATTTCCTCTGGATAGATGCGCCGGTACGCTTGGATATACTGCGTAAAGGATTTCTCACTCACAGTAAGCCAGCCCATCTCCCCGAAATAGTACGCAATTTCCTTGGGCTTGATACCCTCGCGCAGCGAAGTTACCACAACGTCTTTTTGATAGCGCGGTAACTCTTTAATCTGCCGCGCATGAGATTGCGTTATCTGTAGCGATAGGTCACTTGCGCTTGAGGGGCTTACGGGCCTTTGGCCTATCGTTATCTTCCGAGGCGGTGGTCTTACTCGCATTCGCTTTTAACCTTTTGATAACGTTATCAACGCGAACCGTATCGGACAGCAGAGTGTAGAACAGTGCGTCCCCCGTCATTGGGCCAATGTCCTCGCAAGTCTCCTTTAGCTGCTCAACTAGTTTCGCAGTCGATTTACCAATCTGGATATAATAGTGCTGCTTGCCCCCAAAAGTGAAGACCATAAACGAGTGGTCTACCTCAGAGCCGTGTTCCTGAAAAATTTTGTTTAGAACGCTCGACAAATCATCAACTGATTTAATGGTTTCCTTGGCTTCGTCGAGTTTTTTCCTAGCCTTTGGAGGCAGCTTGTCGCGAGCTTCCTTGTAGAGTTGGTCGAAGATTTTCTTCTCCGACACGCCCATCATTTTCTTGAGGAGTTCGGGATCGTACCGCCTCTTCAAGCGATTGAAGAGGTTCGTGAACTTGATAGGGTCTAGGTTACCCCGCAGTTGATTGCGAGTGACTAGCTCTATTGCGATACGATCCTCATCCCAACCTTCCCGAACAACTGCTGGAACGTGGGTGAGGCCGACCAATTCGGCGGCTTTCTTGCGATGGTGGCCGGAGAAGATGACGTACTTACCCGAAGGCTTTCCGTTCTTGAGTTCTGGCACAACGATGATTGGCTCATCGAAACCCTCCTCTTTGATGCGCTCTACAAGCTGTGAAAACACCTTGTCCGTCTGGACGTTCGGGTTTTCTTCGTGATCTATCAGCAGCTTGATAGGGATATCGAAGATTTTCAATTTCGACTGCTTGAGGCCCGTAGCTGTGCTTTTAATCTTGCCGCCGAGCCTTACGCCCTCCGACCTTTGCACGGATGCCTTGCGGACGAGCTTCTTCATTCTGTGGGGACCCTTACTTGCATGATACGGTCGTACAGCGGATGACCGGAACCTTGCTCCATCGCGTCATTCATGTGCCGAGTGGTTTGAGCGCCAATGTAATCATTAAGCTCAATTAAATTGAGTTCGCAAATCAGCGCATTCGTAACCGTAAGCTGCACAGTGAAGCACGGAGACACCGTTGGCGCTCCGTGCTCATCTAGCTCAGTGGTTTTCCAAACGAACACGGCGAGTTGCCGGGTTCCATCGGCCATCTGTGCATCAGTCGGCATACGCATGTGATATGCGAAAACAAAATCTGGCATCTCCACGTTACTGTTACCTTTAGGTTAGAGCTTACTGCACAATGCCTGAACTTGCTGACGCGACATTGCGACCGGTCCATGCGTCATCGGCAAAGTCGAGGTCGGACAAGAAATTGGCGTCAATCGCAACGTCCCCGCCCTTACCCCAATTTGGCCCCCAGCTATTGCGGATGATAAACACCTTGGAAGGGACCGCGCTAGGCGCGAGGCCGCTGGCGACAGCATTCTTCGCCCACTCGCTGTTCTGGAAATCCCAATCATAGCCAATGGCGCACACGGCGTGACCGCCAACGTCATACTCGCGCTTGAGGTCGGGATACCCATAGATACCAAACTGTGCAACGCGCTGGCTCATAAACCCGCTGAACACGGTAAAGCCGATGTTGAACGGGAAACCTTCGGCTAGGCAATGGCGATACTCGTCACCGCTGTTGTCGAGGTTCTGCAAGCTGAGCGCGTCGAGTAGCCTGCGCCGCATAGCATCGCGGTCCACTTTATCGATAGGATCGACAGCGAACTTGCTTGGATCGTAAGGCCACCAGCTTTCCCGGCCAGCACCAAGTTCCCGGAGAACAAGGAAGATATCGCGGATATACGCACCCGCGTCTTCATTGGTGGTTCCTTCCTTGCGGCGAGCCTCGTAATAAAGCTGTAAGCGTGAACGTTGCACAACGCGGCGCACATACTGGAAAAAATAAGATCCAGCATTCCCGGTGCACGAACCGAGGTCACCCTGATCGACCACCGGCATGTACTTATTCACGTTCTTTAGGATGGTCCGTACTGGCAAATCCTTCACAGCCGAACGTGCGGTGGTCTTAAGCTGCTCCATCAAGTATTTTTCGGAATAGCCCCAATCCCGCTTGTCCGGTAGTTCAGGTGCCCAGCCGAAGCCCTTAACAGTCCGAAGATGGTCGTCGGGCTTGTTGCAGACTTCCTCTTCCGTAAGAATGCGCATGGTCCTAGCTCCATTGATAACGTTAGCAAGCCGATGCAGTTTCCTTCGCAGACCGGAAAAACTGCACTAGAGGGTGGCGCTCGTAACCTACCCGGTGCAATGCCTCCGAAATCTTCGCGTCATCGCCCGTAGCGTACGCATCAGCAATGAGCTTGGCCTGTTCCTGATTATTGAGCCGCATCGTAAATATCCCTTCTAGCGAACGTTTCATAGGGACCGTCGCATAAGTCCACGAAGCCAGCATGTTCTTTACCATGATGCGCCGGACAAAGCCACCGGACTTCTAATGGCTTACTGTAATCATCATGATGGGCTTGGGAGTTTTTGGCACCACAGACCTCGCAGGGCTGTCGCTTTAACTTTCCAGAGCGGAGTGCTGACTTGACCCTCCAACGCGCTTGATCCTTGTAGCGCTCGCCACGCTCGTACCGCTTTTCCCTATTGCGGGCATGTAGGTGTTTATACTTTGGCGTAAAACTATACTCCCGTAAAACGGCTTGTCCGCGCTCGGAACCTTGGTAACGCTTATGGCACGTATTGCACTGCTTCATCGACCGTTTTCTCTGTCAAACACGTCCCGACGAACAAAAGTCTCATACGGACCCGTGCAATCATCCACAAATTGAGCGCACTTCATAGCATGGTTTACGGAGCTTCTGCCATAGGTGAAAGTAGTGCGCATTGTCATGTCTCCTATCGAGACGCCCATGTGGCCTGCCTTCTTCAAGTAGCTCACTACGTCCTGATAAGTGTACTTCTTCCCCTTTAAGTCTCTGCATAGGTTGATCACGCCTGCACTTGTTCGGAAACGATTGATGTTATGGTGCGCGATATCATCGATCTCATCAGCCAACGCAGCAATATTTGTTGGCGCGTCGTAGAGTTCGCGGATGCGCTCTCTCCAAGGAAGCACTTTCTTTCTTGCTCCTGCCGGATCGCTTCTAAGCTCATTAAGCAGCGCGAGAAATCCAACTTTATCTTTTGCTTCACACACCCAAGGCCAATCAGCAAAGAAGCTCTGCTGGTAGTCGCTAACAGGAATGATACCCGGAAGTCCGAGATAAATGCACTCCAAGAGGCCGGTCGGATGGTCGAGATGCGAGAGGGGACAAAAGAAGGCATGATATTTCTGCAACATTACAAGGAAATTGGAACGCGGGTTGTTCTCGTACAATTGCAACTGCCGCCCTAAGTTGTTGGTGAGGTCAAATCCAATCCTATGCAGTTTCTTCCGCATCGGGCCAGATAATGCACCAGAGAGCGAGATGGTGATGGAGGTATCTGATCGCCCAGCCTTGTATAGGTAGTTAACCCATTCAAGGAAGATTGCGTAACTCGGCCCAAAGATGCGCCCGACGCACAGTGTATTGAAACCCTTCTCGACGGTCCAGCGCTTCGGATCATAAATCTTGTCCAGTTCGTCGCACTCGATCCCAGATGGGATGATACGGCTTTTTTCGATTATGTCGGTGACGCGGTTCGCGGCTAGCACGTCCAACGCCTCCTCAACTACCTCACTTTGGTTATGGCGAGACAGGAAGATATTACGGTCGGCTACGGCATACCCTAGGCACTGCGACAACCAATAGGCGTCACCAACGAATTGACGAGCCTTAGTCTGCGGGAACTCTTCGATTAGTACTAGCGGTAGCCCGCTGGTCTTGTCCGTATATTCGTGGTCGCCACCCTCATCATGGAACCGTGGTGGGTCCAACGTCCGTTTGTAAGTGAGTGCGAGGCTGTTGCGCGACGTACAAAGCACGTCAACGTGATACTTGCCGCTAATACGGTTGAAGAGGTTGAAGAAGTCATCAGTGAACAAACCGTCAACAACGAACTGATCTTGAATATAGCTCGTTCGGATGACTGCCACATTTGGGTGAGCTTCGATTTCATTAGGCTCGTACTCCGTGTCAGGTACGCACCAATAAATAAAGTGCCCACGGCTTACTAGTTCACGCGCCAATGAGACATATTTATGGTAAGTACTGCTCGAACTAAGGTTCGCGGTCTGTACGTAGATAGGGTCGATCAGGATACGCAACCGTGGCGAGTAAACCTCTGGCCTACGGTAGACAGGCTTGGGCTTGACCGACGTTATCTTACGCTTAGTTACAAGTTTCATGTTTACTCCACGTGAATGAGAAGAAGCCTCGTCCTTTCGTCAATGGCGTCGGACATTAGCCGATGCGCCTTCGTGTCCTTCCCATCCCAAAAGAGCACAGCAAGGTCCACCACTTTTAGGATTTCTTTATTGCGGTGGATAAACGCCTGCTCCGCCCCATGGAGCTTTATGTTTGGTGGGATAACGTCGCTCTCGATATGGCGCAGCGCTGCCCATTTAAGGGCCATCTGTTCGACGCCTTTGCCGCCGCCAGTGATAACGTTATCAATGTCGTCGAACTCATCAAGGACGCCCACCATGTAGGCGAAAGCATCGTCTGTATCGTACAGCTTGCCCCTGACGAACGCGGGACCAAATACCCCGAGCTTCACTACCCACCCCTAGAAGACGTTTTTATCAGTCTTCTATTCTAGTCGCAGTGGCCTCCAAAAGTAAAGGCTCCCGGTATTCCTCCGCTTCGGCGTCGATCACCGCATTCTGCGCGCCGCCTCTGCGCGTTAGAGGAGTGTTTGCATCGATACGGGCGTCACCTTGAATTGGGGTGACCTCAGGCTCATTGGGCAGAGGTACTTTGAAGTGCAATTTGCGGCTTCCAAGTGAGCGAACAATCCGCCCCGGTGTTGGGTGACGACCTTCCAGATACGTTCTAGTGAAGAAACGCCCGAACTCGTCTTCAAGCAGTTCGACCTCAACGGTAACCTCTTGGACATAGCTACCCTTTGCTGCCGGGTCCGCGACATAGCGGAAGGCGTTGTTGTCTTGCTTGGCAATGGACTTGATGAGGCGGTGATCGAGCAAATCTTTTAGGATTTGAGGATGGTAATTTTCGTTGAGATGCCTAATCTCACTCGCGGTAATACCACCCTTGTGATTGCCGTCCTGTAGGATGGTCTGAAAGATGGAATTGTGGCGGGAACCTATCTTAAGCAAAGGGTGACGACCTTTGGCTTTGCGATGTAGCTCCGCGCGCTCGGCTTTGCCGGTTATGCGTGTCCTAATTCCGGGCATAATGATAACGTTAGCAATGCTAATTCTTGACGACAAGCGATAAGTTGCCGTCATGCTGCAAAGATCTTTCCAGAAACGCTATGCGCCGGTCCATATTCATTAGTTCGGTGTCGGACTTGTCCGAGAACTCTAACGCGTCGGCTCTTTGATGTTGAAGTTTTTGGAGGCCGACTTGGAACGCAAAACGGATGGCGGCGTCCTCATTGAACGCCTGCGGATTTGCAACGGCAAGCCTCTTACGGATGGGCATTCTTTATTACCTTCGTTAGTTGTTACAATGTCAGAATGGGGTAGGGCTGGATGGTCTATTGGTAGCCAACTGTATGGCGAGTTTACGCCTGTATAATACGAATATATATGGTGCCACCCGCCATCAATGCTCTCAAAGACATGCGTTTGCCCTTGCTCAAGGTCGTGGCTTTCCCAGATGCTACCCATAGAAAACGCGTTAGGCGTCGGCGGCGGAGTAAGCGGTATCCTTAGCTCCCTCTTTAGCTCCATTACCCGCCATGTCCGCAATGCTAGCAGAGCCTTGGGGATGACGAATGCAGCGCATACCCCGACAAGAATAGCCGTAGCCTGTAGGGTGCTGTCCAAGTCTGACCAGAAAACCATTCTAAACTACAGTCGTGCCGCCTGAAAATGCATCCAATCGTAGTTCCGAGCGTGACCTAGACTGACCCAGCCCTCTTCCTCGAAAAACCCGATAAATGGAGCATAAATCTGCTTGGCGAAAGCTGCCTCACCCGCACCCTCGTCCATCTGGTTGTGTGCCGCGTCGATATCGATTGCAGCACCCCATGCGTGTAGCGAGAGAGTGGAACTGCCTGTTGTAGACCGGTAGTTGTAACACCCTGAAAATATATCGAGATTGAGGTTCCTAATTTGCGTCTGACCATAGTGTTGTAACGTACGCGTCAGAATGCGCTCTAGGCTCTTTGCAACTTTCGAGTGAGCTTGGAACTGCGTGACTTTGTACTTGCGTTCGTAATCACCGTACATGAGGTACGGGCACTGCACTGTGCCTTGGTTTGTTCCCGGCTTGCCGAACATGCTAACGCCCGCGCGTACGTCTGACTGCTTCGGCCAAGTGTTAGACACAACGTTGAGGAGGCCAGTGGTGTAAGCATAGAGGGCATCGCTTGTTTTCTGCCCATAAAGCCCGTCAACCACTAACCCGGCGTCATTGACCTTGTTAAGGAACAATTGGTTGATACCAATGAACACCCGGCTGTTCTCCCACCGGTTAGCTCCGATGCGATTTGCCGTCAAGCAAGCGCGGGAAGCTGCGTAGCTGATGGGGCCGAAGATGCCGTCAATTTTAGCTGCGTAGTAACCCTCAGTCTTGAGGAACGTTTGGATAACTTTATTGTCGATCATTACGATAGTTCCTTACCCGCCTTGTTAGTTCCGGCCCTCCCCAACGGCGGCCTAGTTTGGAACGAACAAATCTTAAGGCAGTTTCCATCGGACGCTTGCCTAAGTCAAGGGCGAGAAACTGTTCCCTACCTCTATCATAAAATCCAAATGAGTATGCTTTAAGTAGAAGGTACACGAGGTATGGGTCGTCGTTTGCTAACGTTAGCAATGCTGTGCCTTGCTCCTCAGTAGGCGCAAGCTCGCACCAGAGCTTTGGACCCTGCAATGCACCATAACCAACGTAAGGATCGAAATCTGGCGTGATGCGCATGATTTCTACTAGAACGTCGAACGCCCTCGGAAAGTCCAGAGCTAATTCGCTCAGACCTCCGAGAGCGCCCGATGCTCCAAGGTGCTGTCCGTCGCTCATCCTTCGCCAGTGAGGATAATCACCTTGGCGCGGGTGTTTGCGCCACTATTGGTGACATTGATTGCGAGGACGCACGGGTTGAGGTTTTCCAGCACGTATTCACCGGCTTCGGTGAACTCATGCAAGCTAACCCATACGTAGTTGCCGGGGTTTGCAGCGTAGTCTGCACGGTCGCCTCCCGGAGGAAACTTGGTGCAGAACATGACTTCCGCAGTTGCCCCGTCGAACACGCCAGTAGCAACGAGCTTGATAGCTCCGCCGTACCACTGATGCACGTTATCCGTAGCAATTCCGTTAGTCGGCTGCGCGCCATCGGCGAGCAGGAGATTAACGTTCCTTTCGGTCATGCTTTCCTCTTCCGCGCTCGATTTTCTTATATCATGTAGCGCGGATAGACGAAAGGCTATCGAAACGCTACCCCGGCAAGTAGTGACAGGCCAAGCAAGGCTAGGCCCAAGGGTGTGGGTGCCACATTGCGCCACGGTGTCCAACCGGGCTGGAATGCCGCGATGAGCCAACAGATGATCGCGAGGACAAGCAGCAAGGTTGCAAGGGTCATAAACATTCTCCCATTAGAACGCCTATATACCGTAACTGCTGTTAGATTGGTAGTTCAAATGGAACGGGCTGAACATCGTAACTTGTATAGAGTGGATGCCTAGGTATACCGCTATTCGTTAGCTCTAGTCGGTGCAAGGTTACGCCCATTTCCTTGAAAATGTCTGCAAACAGCTTATCACCGCCAAACTTGGACGCCATGGGTCCATACCCTGCAATGCACATATCGCATTGCCGCGCTACAAGCTTCACCCAATCTCTGTTGTGCGGCCCGATAGGGTCCGAATATTTTACAGCTTTTTTGCTGTCGGTTTCGCGAATAGCCCCACTGTTTACCACGACTATTCCGCCACCACCGCCTCGACGCGTTCGCTCGACTTGCCGAGTTAGCGTCGGGTCCAGTTTGACTTGAGTTGCGGTTGAGGAGTTGAGTAGAGCGTAAAGCCATACGGGCAGACGGCTATCCCACACCCACCACAGCACGTATCGATATAGTTCGTCGAGACTGAACACCGCCCCGGTACGCAAACCATCCTTTCGGACTGTTGAGCGGATGATGCCGGGGATTGGCGCGTCATAGATGATTTGTTCTAGTAGCATCCCAGCATACTAGCCAGTATGGGTAGAAGAACTGCCCGAGGGCGAAGACGTAGCATCCTGCGATGAGGCAGCAAGGCGTCGCGACCAATACTCCACATACTTTTCGCAGCCGCCGCCAATTTCCTGAGCCGTTTTGTGATGCTTGGGGCAGTAGTGTCGTCCCATTACGCACTGCCAACGGCGGTCTAGCAGACTGTGCTGCTTGATATCCTTTTGTGTTAGGGTGACATTGCAGTGCAAGTCGTCGCACATTATGTCTCCCTGCCAAAAACCGTCTTCGTCACGAACCATCATTTACAACGTACTCCACCGATGCCACCGTAATGGCACCGGCGGAGTTCTTGGTCAACCTCTGCGAGCCACCCTGTTCGGCAACTTGCTTTCGAGAGCCTGCTGAACTTGTACGTTCTGCTTCGACTTGAGTGCACCCCAAACTGCCATCGCTCCCGCAATGACGAGGCCAGCGATGACTTGCACCGTCTGGTCGTTCGTGAACAGCGAGGTCAGGTCAATGCCGAGCACCGAAGAGAGACCGCGCGCCGCAAGGGCACCAGCGATGTACGCCAGCAGATAGCGCACGGCAGTCGTCACAATCTGTGGCACGGCTGTTTCGGGGACGACAATGGGCGGCTCGATGGTCGCACCAACATGAGTGTCTTGGTCGGACATTAAATCCTCCGCTTCTTGGGAGGACTACTATACGGTTTTCTGACTAAATTTGAAAGGGGGAGCGACAGCCCCAACGGAGCTTAATCGTCAAGCTACGCTCCCCCTCTCTCGCATCGGCTCTTTCGCAGTGGCTTAGCGAGACACGCGCGTTCGGTTCCGCGCCCGTCGATTGTGGTTGTATAGAACGTTGCTAACGTTGTCAACCCGATAAACCGAGAAACCGCCTGACATTTCGGCCTTTGTATCGCCGCTTGCGGTTCATCCGTAGCGAGTGAATTAATAGCATACTAGCAGGCGTGATAAGCAAATTATGCTCCTCGGCCTTCGGCCACGGCCTGCGTAGGTCCAAAGAGTGCGCCCAAAATTCAAGCCATCGGTCGATCAGAGGCTCTACCTCAGCGTCATCGCGGCGAAATAGCAGCGCAGGCCCGTCTCTATGAATGTTTAGCCATGCTCGTGTGCGACAATCGTAAGCTCCAAACGTCTCGCACACACCGGTAGGCGCAACATCGTAGCCCCACGCAACACTCCGCCCGTGGTCCGATGTTTGTTCGAGCCGTCCGCTGCACATTATTTCACCCGCATCCGACAAATCTTGCGCTGATTTACGCAGGGTAAGCCCTCGCAATGGGATACGCTCGTCGTCGAGTTCAGGTAAACTGATATCAATATATACAAGCCGTCCGGTAAGCCAAGCATCGGCTACTGTCCAAGCTGAACATTCGTATTGCAATTTGCGAAATTCTTTGACCGTTACGGGCTCAGGGGCCAAACCTTGGTCCGGGTCTTCCCAAAGTCTAACCATGGGAATGATGATACTCATTTTTACTTATGTCCGTACAGATGCGCGCCACGAACAACCGCCCGTTCGGTTTCAGACCTTTTGTAATGCTTGTTAACGTACCCTACCATGGCAGGATCGCGCGCTTTGACTGCTTCGATAAGCCCTAACTCGTTCTCGTTGCAGTAACTATTGGCAACTGCAATCTGACCGCCTCGTATATTCATATCATCGAGAATTGTCAGAATTGCTGGCAAATCGTCGCCAGCTTGAGCCATCATGTCAGTGAGTAAATCGAAAGCCGCATTGTTCCCTTCCGCCATACGCTCGATAACGAGCAGCATGTTTTGGGTGACAGGCAGGCGCTTTCTTGAGGTCGGGTGTTTCCACTTGGCCCGCTTCTTTTCGATTTGCTCCTCTTCCTCTTCCGAAGCTTGAGCTTCATCGATGAAATGCTGACAGTTGTGCTCTTGCGACCCGAAGCTCTCAAAGAAACGAGCGCCCGCACCGCACGATCTAACCACACGAATGTCAGGAGGGGCTGCGCCCGCCTTAATGTTCTGGTTCAGATAGTCAGGCTCAAAATGCTTGGCCTGAATATGGGTGTCCGGGTGCCGGTCGGCCCAATAGCAGCCGGGGCAGTTAGCCATGTGGTTACCTCTTACTGTTGGGAGCCGCCGCAGTGTCCTCACCGGCGGTCATTAGGGACTGTGCCCCGGCTCCCTGCAATGGTATAGCTTGCTAACGTTATCAACGCAAGTCAGGCGATCCAGAATGCATACGCATAAGGCTTAACACCTGAGACGTACCCTCCCCTAACTACCGGAGGCGCGGTTGTGAGGTCTGTCGCTGATAGAACATGGCTTTGGTAAAGCTCTGGCGCTGTGATTACCGGAGCTTCAACAGCAAATGGCAGTGCGGTAAGTATACGAAACGCATCTAGCTCACCAGCGTCGTATACCGGAGGGCCTAGGCTCAGTGTATCCGCTGATAGAATGTGGCTCTGGTGTAGGCTCCCCGCAGCCGCCCCATACGGTGCAACCGCCCAATTAGCGACACTGAAATTATGTGTCTGTGAAAGCGTGGGGATGCCTAATACCGGCGCGGCTGTTACCAGCGCATTTACAGCAAACGCCTGCCCCTGACCTATGTTGCCAGCATCACTAACCGATGCACTTACGGCTAGGTCACCTGCACTAAGCGCGTGTTTCTGCGTGAATGCACCAATGCCAAGCACTGGCGATGAAACATTTATGTCGAGCGCGGTTAACCCAGAAATCTGTTGAAAGATTGCTAGACCAAGCGACGGCGAGCCAATGCTGAAAGTCGCAGCCCCAAGCCAATGTCTCTGAGCGAATGACGCCGTACCGACAACTGGAGGGCCAACGCTTACGCCGCCAGCATTAATAACATGCGTCTGCGTGAGCGAGGGTGTTCCTATGCTAGGCGCGTCTACAGCCAAGTCATTAGCGGTTAGGACTAGTGCACCTATCGTTATCGTAGGTTGGTCAATAACTGGAGCGGCTACGGCGTAGTCGCCAGCACTTAGAATGGCGAACGTCCCGAACGTTGGGACACCAATCGACGGGACACTTACAATATCTATAGCAGTGAGGTTGTGGGTTTGCGTGAGATTGGCTGGGCCGAATTGGGGCGATCCAACCTCAACGTCAATTGCAAAGATTTCCCCGCCCGCATGTATGGCAGGCTGTCCTATAACAGGTGCGCTAGTTGTCCAGCTTGCCGCCGACAAAACTTGTGTCTGGGTAATCGCGGCAACTTCGAGTTCCGGGGATGCCAGATTATAATTCTGCCCCGCTAAAACGTGTGCCTGAGTAATGTTAACGTTATCAATGACGGGAGCGCCGACTGCAAATTCGACGCTAGCTAAATGATAGACTACCGTTAGTGTCGCGACACCAAGGCTAGGGGCTGTAAGATCGAGACTTGTAGCGATAAAGCTATGAGTTTGGGTAAGCTCAGCAACATCGATACTTGGCGGCTGTATCGTAATGTCATCAGCTACGAGTACGGAGATGACGTTGATTGTAGGTACGTCTAGGACAGGCGTTCCGCTAACTGCTATTGCACTGAGGTTGTGCGTCTGAGTAAGCGTAGCGCTGCTAAACGTAGGAGCACTGACGGAGATGGACCCGTCAAGCACTTGAGTTTGGGTAAGTACTGGAACGTCCAGTACCGGAGACGTTACAGCCAGCCCATTTGTTGTCAGGGCTTGCGCCTGTGCAAATACGGAGATGCCTAGTGATGGCGAGGCTACGGCTAGGTCATCTGCCGATAGCACCTGTACCGCGCCCATGCCCGGTAGCCCTAGCACCGGGGCGCTGTCCACAAGGTCAGTCGCAGTTAATACATGTGTTTGTGTGAGCGTCCCAGCCGGGGAAGACGGTGAACCTACCGCCAAATCGATAGAATTGAATACATAACCGATGATCAACGTGGGTACACCGAGTACCGGTGCCCCATTGCTAACGTTAGCAACGACTAACTTTTGTGCTTGAGTAATAGACCCTGCGCTAAACGAAGGTGCGCCGGTCGTTAGGTTGTTTGCACTCAAGCCAGTAAGCGCGGCGAGGTTCCCCGCCGCATAGATCGGAGAACCTACGGCTAGTGCACTAGCCGATAGCTTTTGAAGCTGTGTGAATAGACCGGACGCATAGCTCGGAGATGATACAACTAGGCTGTTCGATGCGAGTAATTGCGTCTGGGTGAAAGTACCAGCCGTAAATGTAGGCGAGCCTACCGCTAGACCCGCTGCATTTACAAGTTGCCCCTGCCCTAGTGTACCGGCATTGGCGCTCGGAGCGGCTGTAACTAAATCCGCCGCTGTAAACAGTTGTATCTGGGTAAAAGTTCCCGAACCTAGTACAGGTGCGGCAACGGATTGCGTTCCACTGGCAAGCACATGGGTTTGAGTTATTGTGCCTGCAACAAATGTGGGAGGCCCGGTTTGCAGTAATACACTCGACAGTATTTGTGTCTGGGTAATCGAGCCAGCGACATAGGTTGGTGCACCATCGTCCAGTTGGACGGCTGTAAGCACGTGTCTTTGTGTAATCGCCCCGGCATTAGTTACCGGTGCACTCACAGAAAACGTAGCTGCTGCCAATACCTGTTTCTGTGACAACGTGCCTGTGGCGTAAGTCGGCGACCCTACGCTAAAGGCGTTGCTAGCCAGCGCATGAACTTGAGTTATTGCGCCAGCGGCGTATGTAGGAGCCGCTACTACAAGTGTCACCGCCGCTAGTGCCTGACCTTGCGGGCCTTGTACCGAGGGCTCAACTAACACCCCGCCCGCATTCCACAATAGCGTAGAACCAATCGGGGTTACACTGGCATTAGGAAGCCAAGCCAGATCAACGGGGCTAGCTTGGCCGGGTTGCGTCTGCCCTAGCATCCCTGCGTTAACAACCGGTACGCTTGTACTAAAATTCGACGCCGCGAGCGTATATACTATTGGAGCAGACTGACTAAGCACCCCTGCATTAGTTACTGGCGCGGCTGTGACTAAATCTGCCGCTGCAAGTCCATATACTTGCGGGGCTGAGTAAGTAGCGGTCCACGCGACATACCCGAAATCAGCGGAGTTGCGCGTGGAAGTGCCGCCGCTGGCTGGGCTGACTTGCAACACCACTTCGAGCGCTGAGCCATCCGGCACTGTAAGCAGATTGCTATTAAATGTGAAGTTGAACAACTGACTAGAGCTAGGAAGGGCTGTAACTAACAGTGCCCCACTAGTTACTAGCGCAGTGTTGCCGCCACTCTCGAAAATCGCAATAGTGAAAGTGGGATTACCACTGTTAGTACTGGTCTTACGCGCCTGTACTGTAATCGTTTGTAGCCCAGCGCCACTAGTAAGTGTTGGCGGAGGGGTTGGAAACCCTAGGCGTAAAGACGAAACAGAGTTGGTCGAAATAGCAGTTGCCCAAGATGCATCTTGGGCCGACAGATTAGCCGTGGTCGCGCCAGTCATGCTAGCGAACGTTACTACGGTATCAGGGGTTAATACTGCCGTCGCCATATATTAGCTCAGTACAGCAGACGGGCAGGCGTAAAAAGTCCTACCCTTGCCAGCAACCTTAAGTTTCCAGTGAATGCTTCCCTTAGCTTGCGGCGTGAATGTAACCGACAACTTTTGCTTATTGGGATTAGCTAAGCCAGTTGTCGTCCATGCTTCGAACGAGGCCGGTAAAGCTGCACCGGGGTCTAGGATATTCGCTGGCCTATTCGTCACTAACGCCGATTTGGTTGAGCCAGCAGTATCCATATAATAAACCTCAAGCCACACGTCTGCATTCGTCAATACAAGACCGTCACTGACGATATGAATGTCAAGCGTCTTGGGAGCACCAATAGCTTCATTCCATAGCCATCCGCCAAACAGTTCTGTGGGTTTAGAGTACGCAATCTTGGTTGCTGGGGTCACGATTTTCCATGAAAATGGCACCGCTCCGCCGCCAGCCGTGTCGATTGCACCGTTCGTGCGCACAATTGTAGTTTCTCGGTCAAGTTGAGTATCGTTCTCAACGACTTGTTCGATATTCTTAGCACCGTTGAAGCATCCAATTGTCTCGGTACGCGACATATACCCATTACCGCCATAAATCGCGCTCGTCAGACGGCAATTAATTAACTTGGTCCGACCGAACCCATTAGTATTCTGGAAAAGCGGCGCGGCCATAAAAGAGAAATCGACGCCCTCAATCTCGGTTACACCGCCACCTGCCGAACCAAAGAGGAACGCCGTTGGTGGAAAACCAACAGAAAGGGGTATGTCTGGATCTTGGATGATTTTTAGGTACATGAAATAGCGATAGAAGAAGAACGTTCTGGATTGCGTTGCATTGAACTGGCAGTTACGCATAATCATAAACTGCGCGCTGCTAGTGACCGGCTGTAGCCAACCATTTGCACCGTTGAGCTTGTAGGTCACTCGATCATGATAGACAACGCTCGACGTGTAAGTATTACCGGGACCGGTCAGGATGATATTCGAGTTGGCTAGGTTCTCAAGTGTAACGCCGTACATGTAGTACGAACCGCCGATCTGGTAAGCCCCGGTAGTTGAGTAAAAGCGAGCACCAGTAGTAACCTCGGCGGCAGTCGGAGGAAACGCCCCCGTATGGTCAACGCAAATGACGTTCGCCATCGTTGCGCCAATACTGTCGGTGTTGAATGTAATTGTCGATGTACCAAGGTCCTCGTTGTGGTCCTTGGCAAGGAAATAGGTATCGTCGGCGGCTGCTCCGACTGTGGCGGCACCAAGTGTGGTGAACGCATTTGCCCAATCCACGCCCGTTCCGGCCCCGGTCGCCCCGCTCCTAACGTACCTGTTTGCCATTATAGTCTCACTGTAAAGCAAAGAGGCGGGCTGTCGCCAACCCGCCCCCACGTAGGTTCAGCTATTGATAACGTTATCAAGAGCTAGGGATGCGAATGTTGAACGAGCCAAGCTGCCATGTGTTACCGCTGACAACTGCCTGTGCCGCTGACAGTGGGCCAGAGGCTAGCAGACGTGAGTTGCCATTATCCGTCAGCGCCCAATAGGCCGCATTGCCGTTAGCAGAAACGGTGCCATCCGTGATTGCCGTAGTAGGAACCTGCCTACCGTTAGGTGTCCCCGCTACCGGGGCGCCCACCGCAGCGCCCGCGCCCCAATTCTTGCTGCCAAGCGCGTTCGTGCTGGATGCTGCCGTGAAGGTCGCCGGGTCTGCCGAGCAAATGTACATGTGGGTCGCTTCGGTATCTAGGACATTAAGCCCCAGATCGAGAACCCGGTCCTGCAAGCCTGCCATGTGTTTTCTTCCTTATCTCGAAAGGGACGGGGTTACCGCTCGCCGGTGTCCTTGAGACGTTCCGGGTTGTTATCCTGTTTACGGATTTCTTCGAGCCGCAAGCCTGCGCCACCTTCCTCGAACGCCGCGTTGGTCTGGGGCGGGTGCTTCTGCCCCGGCTCGCGGCGGATACGAGCGAGCAGTTTGTCAGCAGCGTCCTGTGCCTCTTTGGCGGTCTTGTGAGGTCCCGTCTCCTCATAGCGGTATGCATAGAGGTCGTCGGGATCGTCAATCACGTACCGCTTGGCATAACCGTAGAACTTGCCTGCGTACTCATTCGCACCCTCTTCAACACGGGTGTCGGATGCAGTCATCCTTGCCATCAGTAACTCCTCGCTCAGAAGGTGTAGCCTACAATATAGCCGAGGACGGCTATTCGATCAAGTTATCGAGACAGGCGAACTACTCTTAGAGTAAGGGTGAGTTTTCGGGCCTGCGTGTTGTTCAAAACGATGCCTCTCACAATGTCACCGGGGTTGAGGGTTGCCACCCAATCTGTAGCATCCCCGCGCGCTTTGATATCGTTAGCAATGTGAAGAGGAGCGATTGGCAGACTAACCAATACAGCAGGCCAGTCCTCGAAATTACCTAGTTGTATATCAACGTCGGCGTCTGTGGCCTGATCCGCTAATATTGTCCAGCGGTCAATGCGGCACGGGAAGGGGATATCGCTTACATCGAAATATGTTCCAGCATCGATGGGGACACCCGCTCCATCGAACTCGTAAACTAATGCGCTGTACAACTCTGTAATTGGTCGATAACCCGCCAAATTGACCCGTACTAGGTTGGTTGGCGACGTAAAGACCTTGACGAGCGATTGCTGATCCCCGCCAAGTACGGTGGACACCCTTACTAGGGTCCTGATTGTGGTAGCCGCAACCTCGCTCATTGCTTAGCGCTCACGTTGAGGACGGCTTTATGGATTTTACCATCTGCATCAACGGCGCGCAGTGTTATCGTGTAAGGCGTGTAAGGCTTAAGAGTGTTGGAGACGGCCTCCGGTACAGGGATTGCGATAATCCCTTGGATTAGGTCAACCTCTTCGATGGCTGGTTGAAGCCACCCCGGAACGTTGGAGCTAGCCGTGACAATGCCGCCGTTTAGGTCTAGACGCGGGTCCGTGTCCTTCTCGCCTGCGAAGAACTCGAAGATGATATCCGGGTTTTCACCAATCGTTATTTCGATTGTATCGCAAGCCAACGCACCCTCCTACTTTCAGGAGGTTATACGGCAAATCTTCTAGATTTTCCAGTATTTCGGGCATTCTTCCGTTTCAGGATCGTAAGGTGCGCGGCTCATAGCCCTCCACATTTCTGGGCGTGGCCGATGTTCGTGCATCTTGTGCCTAAAACACTGGAAGCGCAGAGGGCACATACCTCGCCCGTACATGTTTTCCTCATCACGCAGAATTGCGTGGCATCCCCTGTTAGGTCCGTCATATTTTTCCGGCTTAAAATCCATAGCCGAACCCCGTGTTACCGAGGTTTTAAGCTATCCGAAATTATCGCTTGTGTCGAGGGCGAAACGACTGCCATAGCGGCGTATCGAACGCTGGTCGCTAAGACTAAAACTAGGATAACCGAAGCTAAGAGGTACGCGCCGATAAGCTCTCTTGTACGCATGGCGGGGTTGCTTTCGCAGGCCAATTGTCGCATGGTGCAGCTTTCAAACTAAGCTCAAGCTGCTCACGAAGGGAAAGACGCTTCCCTAGATGCTTTCCATAATATGGCATACCGACCTCCGCCGCCGTTGATAACGTTAGCAATATATCGTTACCGCAGAAGGTGTACAAGGTGCTGCATCTCGTCAGGCCAGAATGCGTAGACCACCCCATAGATGATTAGGCCAAAGAAGATAGGGACGGAGACAATCATTAGGCTAACGACAAGCATTGCAGGTAGCTTGCGCCAGTCTAATGGCTTCGACCACATATTCGCAAAAGAAGGGCCGGAGCTTGCGCCCCGGCCCTCCCGCAGCTTCCCTGACGGGAAACGTTTAGCCCTGTGCCGCAAGCTTGCGGAGGACCGTGTTCACGGCGTCACGGGCAAGCAGAATGTTCTGCGCCTCGCTCGGCGTGATATCGATGCCAAACTCTTCTTCGAGCTTGGCGGCGACGTAGACAATGTGGGCGCGCTGGATGCCCAGATCGTCATGCAGGTTCGAGGTAAGCGAAATCTGCGTGTCATCGCCGCTGTTCGAGAAATCGCGCAGCACTTCGAAGACACGCTCGCCGACCTCGTTGGTCTGCTGGCGGGCAAGAACAGTACCAGCCGGTGCGCGGCTCGACAGAGACGCTTCGGCCTGCGAGGACGGCCCGGTGGTATTCTCGCCGCCTGCGCCAACATCGCGTTCCATACCGATGGGTGCATCGCCTTCCTTGGTGGACAGCTTCGCCGCCATCTCACGGGACGTTCCGACTGCTGGCGCATAGGTCGCTCCATCACCACCCCCTGCACTGACATTCGGTCCCGAGTTCTCGGCGCTGAGCTTCTTGGCCTCCTCGCCGCGAGTGTCGTCCTCGTCTTCATCGTCATCGCCACCGCGCGTTGCGCGGTTCACTCCGGGGCCATCGGGGACCTTGGCCGGGTCGGTGCCTTCCGCCACTTTGGAAGCGGTGGTTTCATCGCCCTCGGTGTCGGTGTCCGTGGTGCCGTTCTCTGTCTCGTTCGTAGTCGCAGACTTTTCGGGTTCACGGTGATCGACCGCAGGGCGGCGCGTGGTGCCACCTGATGCGGGCTTACGAACGGTGGTGTTCCTCGCCATCTATTCCTCCGTGCTGTTGATTTGGCGAACAATGCCCGTGTGTTTCCCAATCTCAAGGGCCTGATTACACACGGGGCAATCCAGAAGGTACTCCAACTCATTCGTCGTTTGAACACCGGGGTCCGCCGCCCGGAATGCGAACGAAGAGAGGCACTTGCTACAGGTAGCTGCGAGTTCGCCCTGTTCGAGCTTGTCGCTGTTTGGCGCAGCCGGAAGGCTGGCCTTGTTATCCTTAAGAACGCGCATGGCCTTCCTTTCCACTCACTTTATACGCCATGCGTACGCTAATATCAAGCGAGGGCGGGTTGCATTCTCCTCTCGACATACTCCGTCCAAAGAACCCCCGTCCGTAGCACAGTAGTAGAAGCGCGTGGGTTTTTACAATCGTAAACATCTTCATCCGGGATTTCGATCCCGAATGCTTTTTCCATGCTCAGGATAAGATCGACAACATCGAGACTATCAAAACCGAGGTCATCGATAATATCCGAGAACTCATTAACGTCTTGGGGTCCCGAAAGTTCCTTGATAACGTTAACAACGACCGCCTGTGTATGTTCGTGCTGACTACCCATTATCATCCCCCTGTTATGCGTTACCATTGTCCCACTTAGGCGTACAACGCCGTGGGTTACGCAGGATTTCAACAACCCGGCCCTCTGCTGTCGTGAACATGAAATGGTTCATACTCACGAGTTGGAAACCAGCCGCGAATAGCCGATGCAGGGCACCTTCCTCATCGTATACCTCCCAAAGTATATCGACGTTTGGCGCATACAAAGTCTGCTGTTCCATGCTTGGATGCGGCGTATCACTCACTGGAAATTACCACCTTGGCTCGGGAAGTAGTGCTACCAGCGACAACACCCGGCTGCTTGATATCGCGGGCCATGTACCGGCGACCGCCTTTGACTTCAAGCACAACGTCTGCCTGCTGATCCATCCGCTTCAATATGCGGATAAAGGTGGCGACTTTCACTGCTCACCCCGCAAATAAGACTTGATAGCTTGACCGAGAGCGTACGCGTTCGCTTCATTCGGCGTAACTACGAGCTTGAGATTGTCGAAAATGAACGCCCCAAACGCAGTATCGTCAGACAGCCGCGACATAACGGTGCCGGTATCCGTTTCGTACTGGCTCACTACCGACGCGCCGAGGCTCTGGATATCGTCGCTCGTCAACCTTTCAGGGTGCCGCATCGCAAGGCCCCCTAGCTGTGCAAGCTTGTGTGAACTTTCTCTGCTCATTGTTACCTCCGTTACTGGCCCGCAAATGATAACGTTAGCAATGGTTGTGCTCAAGTCCGGTTAGGGCATGAGTTTGGTATGTTCAAAAACCATTGGTTCAGGTTGGCCCGCCGTAAATCCGGCCCGCCAAACCTCCATGTCGTACGCGCATTTGCGCGCTTCATTTACTTTCTCGATATCGAAGGGCGGGCGCTCATTGGCGGCAATTTCCGCCTCGACGAGATTTGCCCAACGGCGCAGCAATGCAGGAGCGTGAGGGTCCTTAGCTCGCAGCGTGAAGATTGGCTCATCCGCCGCCGCCTTTTCATAACAGTCGAACTTACCCGGATTGCGTTTCGTTCCCATGTCTTGTTCCGTTACCTCTAGCATCCTCTGGGATGCGATAGCCAATGTTATGATTGGGTGCCTTTAGTACACGTATACCCATCCGTCGCAGCCTGTAAATTAGCACCTGAACTGTTGTAAGTCCATAATCAGGCTCATCGTCCGGATTTGGGTAGACCATTCCTAATAGCTCGGCGGTAGAGCACCATTTATTAGGTGCTTGCACCAACAATGACGACAACAATCTCATTTCCGCAGGGCGCATTCGCACGACCTCACTACCAACCGTACATTCATTCCTTAACATTTGCGGAATGGTAACCGACACTGGCTTTAGCGGCCCGCCAATAAGCCTCTCGACCCTCTTACGTGCGTTCACAGCCCCGTGCTTTATCCGCAACTTGCGATAATAATCCCAATACTCTGACGGGCACCACGGCAGATGCGCCTTACGAATGTTATAGTTAGTTTGCTGCCTGCGCTCCTCGATCAATGCGCGGCCCGCTTCTGTATTGATGCGCTCTCGGTTCTTGGCTGCAAGGTTCCGTACCCGCTCAAGCTCTTTAGGGTTACTTGCCATGTTGTTCTTCATGGTAGCCGATGTTCTTCTACGCTTTTCCGGGTCTTTGCAATGGCATATCCGGCATCTTTTGGCCTTGCTTCGCATCGGCAAGGGCTTGTGGCAATCTGCACAGAACCTTTGCTCTTTGCGATGCTTCATCGTTTTGCGCTTGCCTTGGCACACACGGCATACTTTCGCACCCGCGCTTACTGGCTTGCCACATTCCAAGCATGTCTTGGGCTGGGCTGCATACTCCTCAGCACATTTTGGACAACGTAGGGCCCAATGCTCTGTAGGAGCATCGCAATCTATGCAGTTGGTATTCTCGCGCAACATCGCCTTACGGGCACACGACCGGCAGTGCCTTGCGCGAATACTGCACGGCTTGCCACAAGCATCACAGTACCTCTGCGAGGTAGCAAGCCGTTCGGTCGCTAGTCTGCGTTGCTCCGCATTGACACAATCGCGGCAATGCGGAGCAGAGCTTGTCTTCTTGCAATTATCTGGCTGCAAGCAGAGCGGGCCAGCCATATCAAGGAGCGACCGGTGCTACCCCTTCGAGTTCATCATCGAAGAAATAGAGCACGTCACCCTTGTTCACCAACGAGTTGACCTTCCAATATTTGCGACCGTTGCAATCGGCATACAGCCCTGCATTGCCGTCAACTTGGAATACCTCGCCTGCTTGTGCCGTCCTGTAGATATTGGTGTAGTTGTACGTAGTCCCACACAGCTTAGGCCATCCCTTGGTGCTAACCTTGAGCCGCGCATACCCGCCAAACTGCAAGGGAGCCGTAACCCAGCCATCAGACGGAGTTGGCGTCGGTGTCGGGGTGGGTGTAGGCTCAGGGGCAGGCGTCGGCTCTGGCGTAGGCGTCGGAGTAGGTGTCGGCGCTACGTCATTGTCATTGATTGTGCCGAGCGCCGTGCAATCGGAACAGCGAGCATTACTGCCCTTTACAATTTTAAGCGTGAATGTCCGTGGGCCATCAACCTTGGTGTTATTGATGGTCGGGATAGCCACTGTGACAGTAGGCGATGACGCTGACAACGTGAGTGACCCTGACTTACTTGTATAGTCCGTGCCAGCTTGGGCCGTTCCCGGCGTAACGCTATACGTCGCGGTCGTGCTCTGGCGGCTCTTGGTGCCAACGAGCTTCACCGCAAAGTTGCATGACTGTCCCTCGACGCAAGTAGCGTCGGACACTTGAATGCTCGGCGGCGGCGCAGCACATGAGCTAGTGCTAACGTTAGCAAACGCTACCGCCAGCAGGCCGATCAACACTTTGCGCATGGTAGTCCCCCATATCCTCGGAGGACTACTAAACTACGCGCGCTAGGTCCTTAGGTAAAGAGCTATGGAGCTTTATGTACTGCTCAGCCAATTTGGAGCAGCACTCCCGGCACAACCATCTACCGTTTACGCATTGGACCGCAGGCTGTCGGCAAGCGTTGTTACCGCAGGTGATACCTTTAATCATACATGCCCCCCGGCACATTTGTTACACTTTATGCGCTGTGATATTGAACCCAAGAGCTACAAAAAGAAGCACGACCGTAGACCAGCGCGGAAACTTGGTGTCTCCGCTGGCTACTCGGCTAATTGTTGTTGGGGTTGGAGAGCCGTGACACTTTCGGCTGAGATTTTTGAGACTGCCACCGTCAGCCAGATACAGTCTGAGTTCGTGCGCTAGGCCGTTGAGCATTGTATCTTGATTGTAGCTCACGTGACCGCGATGGATCGAGGCGATATTGTTCATCGTTACTTGGACCTGCAATGTTACC